AGCACGTTTCTGTGGTACAATATAAGTGAAAGTGAGAAAGGAATATAAACATGACATCTAAAAGATTAAAAGATTTGAGAAAAGAAATTCTGGATAAGTATTCGGAAAAAATAACTGGATATGAACATTTAGATGATGGAACTGGCGACTACGCAAGAAGCATACCAGACGAATCCGAAGAAAAAACAGAAAAAAAATCAGAAAAAACTTGACAAACCTGTCAGGATTTGGTATAATATAAGTAAAGAGTGAGAAAGTAAACCTTTCAACAATTAAATATTATGAAACATAAGACAACCTCCCTAATAGAACAGAAATCTCTTCTTGCCAAACTGATGGCTGCAGAGAACATTACTGTTGAACACAAGAAAATTCCTACCGCAGCATTCGATGTGAAGAATCGTGTTCTGTACCTACCTATCCTAAAATGGAAGCCTGGTTCTGAGGTCTATGACCTTTTTTGTGCCCACGAAGTTGGTCACGCACTTTGGACTCCTGAAGATGGATGGCATTCTTCTATAAGTAAAAAAGGAAAAGGATACAAGTCCTTTCTGAACGTTGTAGAAGATGCAAGAATCGAAAAGAAAATTAAGAGAAAGTTTGCTGGTGCTCGGAAATCAATGATTGAAGGGTACAAGAGTTTAATGAATGAAGATTTTTTCGGATTGAGTAAGATGGGGGTTGACCCTAACGATCTTGGTCTGATTGATCGTATTAATTTATATACCAAAGCTGGAACTTCTTACGGAATCGAATTTTCCGAAGAGGAAAAAGTTTGGGTTAATCGTGTTGAAAGAACCGAATCTTGGGAAGATGTTGTCAAGGTTTGTGATGAACTTTATGATTGGTGTAAAGAAAATGAATCCGAAACTGATAACAGTTATGGTGAATTTGGTGAAGATGATGAATGGGAAGAAATGGATTCAGAAGATTCGGAAGATTCGGAAGATAATTGGGAAAATGACCTTTCAGATGCTTGGGATGAATTAGATCGTATAGCTGATGATTGTGAAGAAGATGAAGATGATTCTGAGGAAGATGGAGAGTCAAATAGTGGTGGTGAAGATTCTGAAGATTCAGACGAAGATGGTTCTGAAAAATCAAAAGAAGGAGAATCTTCTGATGAAGAAAATGAAAAAGAATCTTCCAAGAAAACTATTTCTAATGGAATGGAAGGTGGTATTGGAGATGCTTTTGGCGATAGAGAAAATATGTCTACGGGGCCAAGTTCACTTACTGATGAAGAGTTTCGTAGGAGAGAAGAAGAATTAGCGGATATGGATGAAAGAACAGAACTTCCTCTTTATTTGACTTTTCCTAAAATTAATACAGATGCACTCGTAATTGATTTCAAGAAAACACTTGAAGAATGTAACAGTTATTATGCAACTCAAGATGGTGCAACTGAATATGGAATTAAACTTCTGAAAAAGTTTAAGTCAACTAATGACAAGATGGTCAGTTACATGGTCAAAGAGTTTGAAATGAAGAAAGCCGCAGATATTCATCGCAGGGCATATAATTCAAAAAAAGGAACTCTTGACATGAACAAGATTCATGCATATAAGTATAGTGAAAATCTGTTTCAGCAAATCACAAATTTGCCTGAAGGAAAGAATCATGGTATGGTTATGTTCATTGATTGGTCTGGTTCTATGCACAATTACATGAAAGATACCATTGAACAGTTGATTAACTTGACAATGTTCTGCTCGAAGGTTCAGATTCCTTTTGAAGTTTATGCTTTTTCTGACCACTATCGAAATTGGAAAGATGCAGAAAATGATTATTATCGTGAACAAAATAGGAATAGTCTTTATAATGAAACGGCTTTAGGAAAGAAAATTGCAGATTACAAAAAGAATAATATTGTAGTTTCAAATGGTTTTCGTTTGATGAATATTTTTTCTTCAAGAATGAGAAATCGTGAATTGAACAATGCATATCAAAATTTTCTTATGATTGCAGAAGGATTTAGTAATCGTTATCATCATTATTACAGTAGTGATTATCGGTATTTTGGAATGCCTAATAATTTTTCACTTGGTGGAACTCCGTTGAATGATACAATTGTTGTTGCAAAATCTGTGATTGAAGAGTTCAGAATGAAATCCCGAGCACAGATTGTCAATGCAGTATTTTTGACTGATGGTCAAAGTAACCAACAAAATGAATATTTGAATTCTGCTAACGTAGTTGAAAGATTTAATAGATATTCAGTTCATATTGATGACCCTGTAACTCGTATGAGAGTTTTTCCTGAAGATGTTGACAGGTCTAATCATAAAGTAACTTCACTTCTTTTACTTGCACTAAAAAGGTCATTGGGAATAAATCTTCTTGGATTTTTCCTGACTTCTGGTTCTGGAAGAAGAAGTATGGGTAATTTGAGTTATGCTATGTCAAGATATCCTACTGATGAAGACAATGCAAAGTTTCGCAAGGATAAGTTCTTGATCGAAACAGAAACAGCTTATGATGAACTTTATATTATCAATACCAAAGGTCTTGAAATTGATGAAGTTGATCACATGGGTTCAGTTCAAGTCGGATCTTCCAAAGCGGAAATTCGGAAAGCACTGAAGAAGAATACCAAAGGAAAGTTGCAAAATCGCATCCTTCTTAACGCATTTATTGAAAAAGTTGCGTGAAAAAACTTGACATTCTTGTCTGGTTGTGGTATAATATAACTATGGAATGAGAAAAGATTGACTTTTCTCTTAATGTGAACCCTCCTAATGGAGATTTGTTATGAGTAATTTGAGTGAAAAACAGACTGAAATTGTCAGGGGCCTAGAAAAAGGTTTTCCTGACCGTGAAGTCACTATGAAACAATTGATGGAATGGGCAGAGAACGAAGGTTTTTCTAAGTATGCACCATCATTCATTTGGAAAAGTGGAAATAAAGTACGAAGGGGTGTATTTCGTATCCCTGAAATTGGTGCAAATGTCGCAGATGCAAAAGTTGCATTTGTGCCTATGGCAACAGAAGAAAAGAAAGAAGTTGCATTGGCGACTAATGTTATTGAATTCCCCAAAAACGAAACGGAATCGTATGTTCCTGCAAAAGTTGGGAATTACGTTAAGTTTGGTCATTACGCTGATGTAAAGACCATCAAAAAATCTGGACAATTTTATCCTGTCTTTATTACTGGTCTTTCTGGAAACGGAAAAACCATGATGATTGAACAAGTTCATGCCGATTTGAAGAAAGAACTCTTTCGGGTGAATATTACGATTGAAACCGATGAGGATGACTTGATTGGTCACTATGCATTAATCGATGGTAAAACAGTTTGGCAAGACGGGCCAGTTGTTATGGCGATGGAACGTGGTGCAACTCTTCTTCTTGATGAGGTTGACCTTGCATCAAACAAAATTATGTGTCTCCAACCTGTTCTGGAAGGAAATCCACTTCTGATTAAAAAAGAAGGAAGGATTGTCCGTCCTAAAACTGGTTTCACAGTCATGGCGACTGCAAACACTAAAGGTAAAGGTTCTGAAGATGGACGCTTTATCGGAACTAACATCCTGAACGAGGCTTTCCTTGAAAGATTTCCGATTACAGTTGAACAGGAATATCCTTCTGTTTCAGTTGAGAAGAAAATCATCAACAAACTGATGTCTTCTCTTAATTGTCTGGATGAAGAGTTTTCTGGAAAACTTGTCGATTGGGCGGATTTGATTCGCAAAACCTTTTATGATGGTGGAGTTGATGAAATAATCGCCACTCGCCGTCTGGTTCACATTGTTCATGCATTTTCGATTTTCAAAGATAGAATGAAAGCGATTGCAATGTGTGTTGCAAGGTTTGATGACCAAACCAAAGACACTTTCATGGACTTGTATTCCAAGTTGGATGATAAAGTTTCAATGCCTTCCGATGAAACTGAAGCTGAAGAAGCTCACAGAATGTTGGATGAAGAAGACGAAGATTTCAAACCCTTCTAAAAATAACATAGGAGTTAGGTAAATTACTTAACTCCTATTTCTGTATCTACTGATTATGAACAAACCAGCATTTAGTGAAACTGTTCCAAACGAATTAAAAGAACTAGGATATGTTCCGCCAATTATCAAATCGTATGATAATAATGGCATAAATGTATGGTTAGACAAACGTGGAAAAATTTATGATGTTCCTTTTTGGCAATTTACGATGGATGGTATTCAATGGATGGTTTTGGATGAAAGACATGGTTCTGCATCTCAATTCTATTCACATTACAAATTGGCCAAAGGTCATGTTATTTGTACAGGATTGGGATTTGGAACAAGAGAACAATGGTTGGCGTCCAAACCAGAAGTAACGAAAATAACAGTACTGGAAAAGTTCAAAGAAGTAATAGATTATCACAAGGACATCGGCACAAAATGGCACGACAAAATTGAAATTATTAATTGTGATGCAAACGACTACAAGGGTAGTTGTGATTTTTTGTCAATCGATCATTATGAATATGATGATGTACTAAGAATTTTAGATAGTATAAAAACAGTATGCAATAATATTACTTGTGAAAGTGCATGGTTTTGGATGTTGGAGCCGTGGATTAGATTGGGATACATCACAGACAATACAGAAAATCCTACTATCATTCCAAAGAAAATTTGGTATGGTGGAAAAGAAAATGACATCCTAGAAAATTATTCTAAAATAAAAACATATTTTGAGCATGTGAATTTACCAAACCTTAACAAAGAACAATTAACCAAATTTATTGAGATGTACTAATTATGGAAGTAAAAATACCAGTAGAAGAATTGCGAGAAAAAAAGATAATGGTTTGCACACCAATGTATGGTGGAATGTGCAGCGGAATGTATACAAAGGCCTGTTGTGACTTGGCGACACTTGCAACCAAATATGAAATGGACTTAAAATATTTTTATCTTTTTAATGAGTCCTTGATTCCTCGAGCAAGAAATTATTTGTGTGATGAGTTTATGAGAAGTGATTATACACATCTCATGTTCATTGATGCAGATATTCATTTTGATCCAAATGATGTTTTAACTTTGGCTGCATTAGACAAAGATATTATTGGCGGCCCTTATCCGAAAAAATGTATTGCATGGGAGAAGGTTCGTAATGCAGTTGATTCGGGCCTCGCAGATGAAGACCCCGAAATTTTAGCAGAATATACTGGTGATTATGTTTTTAATCCAGTAGAAAATACACACAAAATTCAAGTTGCAGAACCAGTTGATGTTCTGGAAATTGGTACAGGCTTTATGTTGATCAAAAAGCAAGTGTTTAATGATTTTCGTGAAGCATATCCTCAGTTCAGTTATACACCAGATCATAATCGTTCAGAACATTTTAAGGGTGATAGGAATATTCATGCTTATTTTGATACTGTGATTGACTCAAAGGCTTATTTGGGTGATATTGCTGGTGGAAGCGATCGATATCTTTCTGAGGATTATTTCTTTTGTCAATTTGTTCGTAGGATTGGATATAACATTTATCTTTGCCCGTGGATGAAATTGGGACATATGGGTTCTTATATTTTTTCTGGTTCGATGGCGAGTTTAGCAAATCTTGAATTTGCATCTCATGGATTAGATACTGCGAAAATAAGTGCCCATAAAAAACGAAGAAAGAAAACAACAAAAAGAAAAAAGAATAAATGACTTGACAATGTGTTAAGAAATTGTTATAATTATACTATTAACTAAAACTGAAATAAGGAAGATAAAATGAAAGTAAGTGAAAGAACAACCAATCTTTTGAAAAATTATGCAAACATCAATCAGAGTATAGAATTTCGTGAAGGAAACATTCTTAGGACTGTTTCTCCATTGAATACTATTCTGGCCTCAGTAGAGATTACTGAGGAGTTATCAAAAACCTTTCCAATATATGAATTGAATCGGTTTCTTGGTACGTTGTCATTGTTTGATGATCCAGAGTTGGATTTTACTGATAATGGTGTTACGATGTCCGATTCTAAACATGAAGCGACATATCGTTATTGTGGAAGTAGTTCCATGTTTCAAACACCGCCTGAGAAAGATATAACCTTTCCAGAACCAGAAGTTGAATTTCGACTGACACATGATGTGTTTAAAAAGACCATTAACGCAGCAAACATATTGGGACTTCCTGAAGTGGTTGTTGAAGGTGATGGAACCGAAATAAGACTGTTGGTGTCTGATACAGGTAATGTATCATCGGATAATTTTTCAACTGGTGTCGGCCCTACGGATAAAACATTCCGTATGATTTTCAAAACAGAAAATCTTAATAAAATCATGGAAGGGGCATATGATGTTTCGCTTTCTTCAAAACGAATTTCACATTTCAAACGAGAGGGCGATTCGTTACAATACTGGATTGCATTAGAACAAAACTCAACCTCTGAGGAGTAATTGTCATGACCGAATCTTTATTATGGGTTGAAGGATACAGACCTAAGACCATTGATGAATGTATACTTTCCGAAACAATTAAGGGAACTTTATCAGACCTTGTAAAAGATGAAAAGGTTCCTAATCTTATGTTTACAGGCCCGTCAGGAGTTGGTAAGACAACTGCGGCACGAGCACTTTGTGAACAAACAAATAGCGATTATCTAATTATTAATGGTTCAGATGAGGGTCGAATAATCGATACCCTGCGAACCAAGTTGACTCAATTTTGTTCTACTATTTCTTTTGGAGGTGGTAGGAAGGTTGTGATTATAGATGAAGCGGATTATATGAATCCCGATTCTGTTCAACCAGCCATGAGAAACTTCATTGAGAAGTTTGCAGAAAATTGTTCGTTTATTTTCACTTGCAATTACAAAAATCGAATCATAGACCCCATTCATTCACGATGTGCAGTTGTGGATTTTGGATTGGGTAAAGAAGAAAAACCACATATCGCAGCCCTGTTCATGGAACGATGTGTGTCAATGTTGGAAACAGAAAATGTAACTCATGACAAGAAAGTAATTGTAGAACTAATCAACAAACACTTTCCAGATTTTCGGAGAGTGATAAATGAATTACAACGATATGGTACTTCTGGAAATATTGATTCTGGTATTCTTGCGAATATTGGTGAATTGAATTTGACTTTATTAATTTCTGCATTACGAGAAAAAGATTTTCAGAAAATGCGCCAATGGGTTTCATCAAGTGTAGACAATGATCCTGTATCAGTTTATCGTAAAATTTATGACAAATTATATGAGGTATTGGAAAGATCTTCTATACCTCCAGCAGTATTAATTATTGCAGATTATCAATACAAGTCGGCCTTTGTTGCAGACCAAGAAATAAATCTTGTTGCATGTTTGATTGAACTGATGGCAGAATGCGAGTTTGTATGATGAAAAACACAACAATATTCGACAAATATAGTAAAGTCCCAATATTTGGTAAACGCATTTTACATGTAGCCTCTCCTGTTCGATGGAAAGGCAGTAAGTATGAAGTAGAGCGTTGTTCTAACTGGAAAGTAATGATGGATACGGTGAATTTTTTGCCAATGTGTCATCACTATATTATGATTCCAGAAAGGAACACACTCTCTTCATCAGACAAACTTTATTCTATGGATAACGTAACGATAATTCCGTTTCCTTATCCACAATCGGTAATGCAGAATCGTGCCAATTTCGATGGCAGAACATTTTGTAGAAGCTTTTCTGGTAGACAAAAAGTTGAATTTCGTCCTGGCGAATTCATTACATTACATACTTCTTCAATTGATATTGATTTTGTATTTTGTCATCAACCAGAAATTCTTACAAATGTTCTTTGGAATTTGTTGTCACTTCGTTATGGAATGAACAATACAGATTCCATGTGTTTTTTCCATTGGGTTGATTGTAATGCATCAAGTCCAGCCCCAGCATTTCCTCCAACATTTTTCAGACAATTTGAAGCCATAGACCGATGTAGTAAAATCTTTTTTCATTCTGATATGAGTTTAAAATATCTCATGTCAAATTTTGGAGGAAAGAAACCCCATGTTATTACACCAGATATAGCAGAATTGGAGAAAAAGATTTCCAAGATGCCACTTAAAGCGAAACCACTTCCTCAAACGAATGGTGAGTATTGGAGTCCACCAAAAGGAATAAAAGTAATTGCATTTAATCATCGATGGAATGAAACTACTGGTGCAAGACAACTTCATAAAATGATGGAAGGACTTCCAGAAGAATATCAAGTTCTTGTTACAGATGAGAAAGTTAAAAAACCATTGTCTGGATATTCGCCAGTGGATGAAGGTGGAAAATTAGAAGAATTGGAAGAAGATGATTCGGATTCTGTTTATGAACCAGGCCGATTTAAATATGCATACGAAGGAATTCCAAAATCACGACTTGGTTCTATGGAATTATATTCTGATTTTTTACGTGGTTCTTATGCATCGGTTGCATGGATTAAAGGATATGCAACTTGGAATTTGTCGGTACAAGACCCGATTTTAGTGGGAACACCAACTTTAGTTTATGATTCGCCTATGATGAGAGAAGTTCTTGGTGATAATTATCCATTTTATTTCAAAACAAAAGATGATTTTCAAAGAATGATTCAAAATGTGCCGAGTGATTTTTCTCATCCCATACCGAAACACGATCATACGTTTCGGGAAAATTTAGTTCAGGCTATGATGAGTAGTTGGCAACATACTAAAATGAATAAAGAGGGGTCTTTTTGTAAGTCGTGGTTGTATTTTATTTTGAATGGTATGGAATATAAGAAGGATTTTTTGTATCAAACACATCCGATTTTAGTGGATGCACAAGGTGGAAATTCTTGGGAAACAATTCGTAGATGGTGTTTGCAATTTGGTTTGAAAGACGATCCAACTTCTCGCCATACTCGTTTGTTTATTCCAAATGAGGATATGAAGAACAAAGTGGAAAAATATTTAGAAGGATTTGATGGTTCTAAATATTCTATGAAAGAACATGAAGAATTTCATAGTGAATTAAATAAAAGTAATGTAAGATCAACTTTATCAGAGTTTATGTCATGAGTCCTTTTGATTTTGTAAAACAGATTAATCATGGAAAGATAAATCTGATGGATGAAACTCCTGAATTAGAAAAGGAGTATAAACAGTTCATTATAAATCGTGCATTGAGTTTTAATCACGATACGGTCCTTTATGCAAACGAAATGAACGTTCAGAATCACCTAGATCCGAAGCTTCAATTCGACTTTTTTCTAAATATAATCAGACCGAAGAAACGGTATGGAAAATGGTTGAAACGTGAAAACAATGGAGTTCTCGAATTAATCAAAGAATATTGTAAGTGCAGTTATGCGAAAGCGAGAGAATACTCTACTTTACTTAATGATTCGCAACTGGATATTATTAAACAAAGAATTGATACAGGTGGTTTGAAAGGACAAAATGAGTGAAAATATCATTCAAGCAATGATTGAAGTAACACTAAAAGAACCCGATGATTTTCTCAAAGTCAGAGAAACCCTTACACGAATCGGGATTGCATCACGCAAAGAAAAAACTTTATTTCAATCATGTCATATCCTGCACAAGCAGGGAAAATATTACATAGTACATTTTAAAGAATTGTTTGCATTAGACGGAAAAACAACTAATTTTTCTGAAAATGATGAAGCAAGACGAAATACAATTGCCAATCTTCTCGCAGAATGGGAATTGATTGAATTAGTAGAATCAAATAAATCATCAGAACCTACTGTGCCATTGAGCCAGTTGAAAATCCTTTCCTTCAAAGAAAAGGATGAGTGGGAGCTTACTCCCAAATATAATATTGGAAATAAAAGGGATTCTGATGAGAATGACGAATGATTTACAATTTTATAAATTATTTTCAGGTGTAAAAGACCCCAAACGAGCTACAAAAGGTTCAGCATGTTTTGACTTGTACTCTTTTTTGCCAGACAACTCAGCGGTTTCGGTATACATAACCCATTCCGAAGAGTTGGAAATAAGAAATAGATTGGTACAAAATGAAAGAGTACAAGTTAATCCTAACGAAAGAGTTCTGATACCTACTGGACTTATTTTTGATATTCCAAATGGATATTCAATGAGATTACATCCAAGATCAGGCCTTGCGTTGAAACAGGGATTAACCCTTGCAAATAATGTAGGGATTATTGATTCGGATTATGTCGAACCTGTTTTTGCAATGATATCTAATATCAGCGGAACAACGCAATACGTGAAACATAATGAACGTATTTGTCAGGGTGAATTGTTTAAAGATGAAATATGTATCTTAGAAGAAATAAGTGAACCACCAGAAAGAAAAACTGATAGAGATGGAGGATTTGGTTCAACAGGAAAGGATTAATCTTGGCATATATCTTACACAAATGGACAGTTGCTACAGTTCAAGTAGTATATTACATTCCAGATTATTTACATATTGTGAATGAATTCGTGTGGCAGACAGAAGACCAAATACCAGAATTTCCACGTATAACTAAGTTTTTAGACTATTGGGACAAGAACATTGATGGCCCAATCAAAGAAGTGTATATTTACGATCAAGGCCAAAGTGAGGTCAGGGTAGTAGATAGAAAATTTAAATTGAATTAATATGAAAAGACCTAAATATAAATTGATGGTGAAAGGTTCTGGAAGTTATTCAGAAGATTCACTACTGAAACTGTATTTTACAGTTTTAAGACATCGCTTCTATCACCTATGTAATGGTGATGGGTGGCGAGACTGAGGCTGACCATAGTGGTAGTCTCACAACCAATCTCAAGTCCTGTGCTATGGATTGAGATTTCTTCAACACCAACCTTGCTTATATAAGGAGGCATTATGGTAACATCACTAGCACAACACTCAAATTTTACCGCAGGCGATTTAGAACGATTCATGGGTCTTTCCATTGGATTCGATTCTATGTTTAATCGTCTTGCAAATTTTCCACAACAACCAGAAGGCGGAGCATATCCACCTTACAATATCCGAAAAGAAGATGACTATAAGTTTGTCATTGAGATTGCCCTTGCAGGGTTTTCGGAAAAGGATGTTGAAGTGGAACTTACGGAAAATGTTCTTCATATTCGCTCATTAGGCGAAAAAGGAAAACAAAATCTGGATACACCAGATTACGTTCATAGAGGAATTGCGAATCGCTCTTTCTCTCGTAAGTTTACTCTAGCCGATGACATTGTTGTCAGGGGTGCGGAGTTTGAAAATGGTCTTCTTAACATCACTTTGGAAAGAGTTATTCCAGATGAAAAGAAACCACGCATCATTCCAATCACAAATCCAAATGTGATTGAACATAAAAAGAAGTAAGTACACCTCTTCCCCCTACTAATATATACTTTAGTAGGGGGTTTTTTAATTTTAATCATTCGTAGGAGAATATTATGGGAATATTAGCGATGGGCTTGTTTAACGTAATCTCAGGATTAGTCGTTGATAAAGCAACAGATTTGGCAAAAGAGCATGTGGAAAGTATGATAGATGACATACTTCCAAAGGATGCTCAAAAAGAATTAGACAAAATTATAAAAGATGACCCTTCACACACTTTCTCAAATGCTAAAGATGCATTGATGGGTGCAGTTGAAGGTAAGTTACCAATAATCAAAGCAGATGGTACAATTAAACCGATAGAAATAACCTTTACAGTTACATATGACCCTACTGATGGTTCTATTGATATTGTCAAGAAAAACGGAGCAGGAGCTCCAATTATATCTGGTATAGGAGTGTGACATGGCGGACATAGTAAGATTATCAAAAAACTTTGCACTTTCAGAACTGACAAAGAGTGCCACGGCAGAAAGATTAAATGTAGATAATACTCCTA